TTAACGAGGTTCTGTTGATGGATGGCGTGGTTCTTCGCGCCAATCAATCGCAGATACCGATTGTCGACTCTCACGACGATAAGACCGTCCGAAACATCTTCGGATCAATTCGACAGATGCAGGTGATCAATGGCGAATTGCACGGGGTCCCGTCATTTGCCAGTGATGCAGAATCACAAGTCATCCGCACGCGAATGGACGAAGGACACATCACAGACTTTTCAATTACCGCACTTCCACTGGAGTCGCTCTTTGTTCCACATGGTCAGAGCTACACGACCCAAAGAGGTGCAGTGATTGAAGGACCGGCAGTCATCCACGTGAGGTGGCAGCCCCATAACGCTTCGATCTGCGTCACAGGTGCAGACGAGCTATCTACTGTCCGCAGGTCCTATACAGACCTCGAAAGAAAGGTAACACGAATGGACGAGGCACTACTGGGATCGCTCGCAGCAATGGGGCTTCCCGATGGCATGACTGACCCAAACCAGATTCTGGCGTGGGTTGTCGGAAAACTGAATCCGGCAGCGGCTGCAGAGGAAGCACCCGCCGCACCAGTGGAAAACATGGACGGGGAAGACCCAGAAAAGAAAGTCGAAAACATGGACGCTGCCCCAACTGATCCGTCTGCAGAAGACGAAGCCAAGAAGATTGAAAACTCCGTCAAGCGAGCTGTTCAAGCTTTCGCCAAAGCAGACGCGGCTCGTCGCAAGGAAATTCAGTCTCTGTGCTCACGGCACAAAATCGAACGTTCCTTTGCCGATTCGCTTTGCGATGAAGGCACCGACCTCAACACCGCAAGAGCAAGGATCCTGGAAAGAATGGCTACAAAACCAGTTGGGCAAACCACCGAGCGTGTTTCTGTCACGGAGTCATCTGACGACAAGCTGTTCGCAGCTGCTCGTGACGGACTCATCATGCGAACCCTGAAGGCCGCTGGCAAGCGAGGGCTTGAATCTCCAGCCGCTGGCTATCAGGACTTTCAGAACATGAAGCTCAGCCGTATGGCTGAAATGCACGCCGAAAAGCTAGGCTGTGATGTTCGCCGCATGGCACCAAAAGACATCGCACTCGTGGCGATGGGCCATCCAGGGACGCTCAATCGTTTCCGAGTTCAGCGCGATGCGTACCACACAACTGGGAGCTTCAGTAACCTGTTGCTGGACGCTGCCAACAAGACCCTGCTGGCTGGCTACGAAGAAGCCCCGTACACATGGGAAATGTGGGCTCGCAACGCTGGCACAACTGCCGACTTCAAAAACCTGAATCGAATTCGGTTCAGCGAAATGGGCACTCCTGAAATGGTGCCGGAAGGCAAGGAGTATCCAGACGTTGGCATGAGCGACGCGAAGGAAACGTACAAGATCAACAAATACGGCAACATGTTTACCATCACTTGGGAAACTGTTGTCAACGATGATCTCGACGCCATCAGCCGCATTCCAGCAATGCAGGGGGCTGCTTGTCGACGATTGCAGAATCAGGCCGTCTATGGCGTCCTGACGGGCAATCCAACGATGGCAGACACCGGGGCTCTGTTTAACGCGACCGCCCAGACAACTGCAGGTGGTCACGCAAACCTGGCAACAGGTGCAGGTGCTCCAAGCGTGACAACGCTGAACACCGCGTACATAAGCATGATGACGAAGAAGGGTCTGCGTTCAGATGTAATTCTGAACATCCAGCCAGCCTTCCTGATCGTGCCTGCTGCTATCAGTGCGACAGCCCTGCAGTTGCTTGGGTCTATCGCAGATCCGTCTGCTGGCGGAAACGTTGCCGGTAACAGCAACACGAAGAATATCTACGGACCAAACGGCGACCGACCGCTGAAGGTCATCGTAGAACCACTGCTGGACGCCAACAGCTCAACAGCCTGGTACCTCGCTGCCAATAACAGCCAAGTCGACACTGTCGAAATCACCTTCCTTGAAGGCGAGCAGTCCCCAGTTCTTGAAAACGAATGGGACTTCGACAAGGACGTTTACAAGTACAAGGTTCGTCAGACGTTTGGCGTTGCAGCCATCGACTATCGCGGCCTGTACAAGCACAACGGAGCATAACCGCTCTGATGCGTGAACTCCGGCAGGTCGTGTGACCTGCCGGTCTCTTGAGCACTCCCACGGTAGCGGAATGCGACGACCCGTTTTGAAAGGTAATTAACATGGCAGGAATTCAGGACTTTCAGGAATACGTTGACGACTTCTTCGGAACGTCAGCCACATTCCCAACATCAGCCGACCCGGCCACCCCGTGGCTGATCGCTGATACGTCAGCAGCTGGCACCCCGACTTATGTACGCAATGCCTCAAACGCAGTGCTGACTCTGGCGGCAACGTCCGAAGTCGAAAACGTTTGTCTGTACCATGGCGACGCTTTGAGCTTCGACATCGATGAACTATTCACGGCAGAGTTTCGTATTCGAGTCACGGGCTGCACAAGCGGCACAACCATCAGTTGGGGCATGGCATCGGCACGAAACGACACCCCGGCGTCAATGACCGCTCTGGCGTTGTTTCAGATGGTTGGCGCGACCAGCACCACGGATGTGACAGTTGAGACCGACGACAATGTCACTGACACTGCTCCGGTTTCGTCTGCAACCGCACTGAGCACCACGTTCAAGCGGTTCGTGATTGACTTCCAGAACAAGTCGGACATCAAGTTCTACATTGATGGAAATCGTGTCGCACGATCCACGACGTTCACGATGGCTGGCTACACAGCGGGACTGCAGCCGTTTATCCAGATTCAGAAGGCTGCCAACACCAACGTTGACGCCATCACTGTCGACTACGTCAAGATCACCGCAAAGCGTATTCGATGAGCCTGAAGGAACGAATCATAACTGATGCGGTGAACGTGTTTCTCAACGAAAACCAATTCGCTGAAGAAGTCACATACTACCCGCTTCGGTTTGGTAACCCGACCACCGCTTCACCACGGTCAATTCTGGCTGTGGTGACGCGGAATCAGGTTGCTGCATTCAATCCTGACGAGCAAATCGTTCCCGAATTCGAAGTGCGAGTCGCCAACAATTCTACGACCGGAATCAGTAGCGACGAGATCAACACAGGTGGCGACTTCATTAAGTTGCCTACACGAGTTGGGGAAACGCCTCAGAGACGATCTGTGCAGCTTGTGACGGAACATGACGAAGGGATGCTGGTGTTGATATGCCGATGAGCTTGGACGGTCCAGTTGTCTCCCAAATCTCTGACGAGATATTCACCAGACTTGAAACGATGGTGGCGGGGGCTAATGGTCCATACGAGTTCGCAGGCGTGATGCGCCCAACAAAACTGGCCACTTACACGCCAGAGCACCTTTTAATTGTTCAGACACGAGGTGAATCAGTTCGGGTGCCTGATCTCGATTGCCCAGGGAATCCACCTGCGATTGCCATGCAGCAGACGTTCCTGATTCGTGTTCACATAGCGCCAAGTGAGCGGGATCCGCAGCCGGTTGAGTTTTACGAGGACATCGCAGAAGCCGAAATTCAAAAGGCGATTTGCTATGACCAGGACACGTGGCACACATTCGGAGGAAATGCCATTAACGCGATGTTTGGATCAATCCAGACCGTCACGTCAGATGGTGGATATGACGGCATCAGCATTCCGCTTGATGTCACATACCGATACTCGGAGGGTGATCCGTACGAGGTGCGGGCGTGATCTCGATTGAGATTGATGTCAAGCAACTAAAGCGGCTTCGGGAATCAGTCGGGAAAGCCAAAACGAAATTCGGACGGGAGCTGGCAGCGACAGTCAACGCGGTCGCAAAAAAAACAAGATTGGATATTGGGCGAGACGTTCGAAGTGTTATCGCAATCAAAAAAAAGGAATCAGAAGAGCCACTGAAAATACGGGGTGTGGCGACCGCTGAAATGCCGCGAACAACAGTAAGCCTCGCAAAGACGAGGCGGCTGGGCCTCAGGCACTTTGGTGCAAGGCAAGACAAGACGGGCGTCACGTTCAAAATTGCAAAGCAGGGCGGGCGACAGAGAGTGCAGGGAGCGTTTCAGGGGCCAAAACCGGGCGTGATGAATGTGAAATGGAAAGGTAATGCTTTCCGGCGAGTCGGGAAAGAACGGCTGCCAATCATACACCTCAGGGGCGTTTCCGCCTTCGGGGCCTACATTAAAAACAAGTTCACACAGCCACAGATCAAGCGAATCAACGACGAACTGTCGAAGCAGATGGAACGACGAATCAAGCTCAATATTCTCAGGGCCTCCGGGCTCGTTTCAAAATAGGAACACAACATGCCACTGCTCAGACGCAAAGCCGTTTTCGCTGCCAAGGTTGAATCAACCATTGGAACCGCTGAATCTTTAACAGCGGCTGAAGGGGCGTTCAATGCTCGCGATTTTACGATTCAGCCTAATATTCCAGTGACTCGCCGCGAAGGCCAGGGCGGGTTTCAGTATTTGCCGGGCATTGCGGAAGGCATGCAGGGCACCTGTACAGTCACAATGGATATGTCATACGACGGCACGACGGTTCCATCATGGGCGTCCGTCCTGCTTCCAGCATGTGGATGGGTTAATTCAACAGGGACATTTTCCCCAAAGTCTGAAGGCCCCGGCAGCAACGTCAAGACAATCACAATCGGCCATTACAAGGACGGGAAGTTAGCCCTGCTCTCGGGGGCAATGGGCACGTTCGTTATCACATGCCCGACAGGCAAAATGGCGTACATCACATTTACATTTACTGGAAAATATTCCAGCAACGAAACAGACACGGCAATCATTGCCCCGACGTACCCGTCAACGCTTCCGCTGCGATTTGCAAACGGAGCATTGACATGGAACAGCGTTGCTCTCTGCACGTCTCAAGTCACAATTGATGCTGGCAACTCGGTCATCATGCGGGAGTGCGTCAACGCTTCCGATCGCTCGGGGTTCGTCTCCGCTCTCGTGACAAATCGCGCCCCGGT